ATTACTTGATTGAAAATTTTAAGAAATGAAAACTTTTATGGTACTTATGCTAATAGTTCAGCAAAGCAAAGATATGAACAGGCTTTGTGCCGATTCTATAAGCACGTGTTGAAGGCAAAAAAACGAATAGATAAGTTCTGCGCTTTTTAGCGTTGAATCTTATCGGCTGTTATCTTTTTTTTAACTAAAATATAAAACAATATGATGGAATTTTTAGTGTTAAGTCAATTGGCGTTATGGATGCTTATTGCATATGCGCTTTCTAAATAAATAGATTTGAGAGAAATGATTAAATTAATACCAATAATACTTTCTGTGATTTCTGTAATTGAAAGTAATAGTGATCCATGTGCAATGGGAGATTGGAACAAGTACAGTTGCGACTTTGATGCTATTGGGGCATTTCAGATACATAGGGCGGCACTACAAGACGTTAACGACACTTACGGCTACTGTTATCAACACGAAGAAATGCTTGACTACAAGAAGGCTTATGTGGTTGCAGAGGGGTATTTAAAGATACTACATACTAGATTTACTAGAGAGTATGGATTTGAGCCGACTGAGAGTCAGTTGGTGATGATGTACAATGGAGGTTTTGGCTCAGATTTTCAGAATATAAGATATTTTATACGTTATGAAGAATTTAAAGAAGATATATATGGCAAAGAGGAAGAGAATTAAGTACTTAAATGGTATTCCTCACGTATTAGTTCGTATCATTGACCACGAGCAAGAAGTTGGGGTACTAGATAAGTCTAAAAAAGTATACAAAGTGAATTAGATATAACTCACCAAGCCATTCAAATTAGGGTTAGTGTCTGTTATTTCATACAAAAAAACTGAAGTTAATGAAAGTAAGAACTAGGTTAATGCCAGAGGAAGCGAAGTCTTTGGGTTTAGAAGTAAAGAGTAACGATGAAGGTAGGGATACTGCTAGGTATTATATTACTCAAGAGCAAAGAGATTTTATTGGTATTTCAGATCGAAAGAAGAAATCTGTCAAAAAAGCAAAGTCTACTAAGGTAGTTGATGATCCGAAACCATTTGTATTAAGTGCTTGGAATTTCGTGACAGGTAAGATGCTTGATATAGATGAGTATTGCGAGTTTTACAGCTTACCTAGAGAGGATGTTAAGAGTTATAAGTTAGTATCTCATACTGGAACACCGTTTTTCAATATACTATTTAGAGAAAACACAACAGATAACAAAGAACCTGATTTAGTTAATTTGTTAAGCGAATCAATAGAGGAGTTATATAAAGGAACGAAACCTATTAAAACAACTGTCAAAGATATTGATAGTAGTTATCTTTTTGATGTTTCTGTCTTTACTGATACCCATATTGCAATGAATCCAAATCCTAATGGGTACGGTTTATATGGGGGTAAATGGGATGAGTACGAAGTTGAAGAAAGGTTATCTATTTACGCAAGTAAAATAATAGAAAATAAGAAGTCTAATAAATTAATTTTATTTGATTTAGGTGATTTCATGGATGGATGGGATGGCGAAACGGTACGTAAAGGGCATGAGTTACCTCAAAACATGGATAACGAAAAAGCTTTCGATGTTGGGTTATCTTTTAAGGTTCGATTAATTGACGAATTAGTAAAGCATTACTCACAGATTGATGTTATAAATATTTGTGATGACAACCATTCTGGAAGCTTTTCTTATGTGGTTAATTCATCATTTAAGAAGTTTATAGAGTATAAGTATAATAATGTAAACATAACTAACCAACGTAAATTTATAAATCATTACGTGTACGGTAATAAAGTATTTGTATCTACTCATGGTAAGGATGGCAAAAATTTAAAGTTTGGGTTTAAGCCTAAATTAGATGCTATTCAGATTGAAAAAATAGAGAACTATCTATATGATAACAATTTAGTTAGTAAAGATTTAGAAATATACTTTATTAAAGGAGATAGCCATCAAGATATATTTGATAACTCCACATCTCAAAAATTCAAATATTGGAATTTCCCTGCTTTTAGTCCTTCATCTAATTGGGTTCAAACTAATTTCAAAAAAGGTATAAGCGGTTTTTATAATTTCAATTTTAAGGAAGATTGCTACCATTCGCACCCTTATTATTTTAAGTGGAAATGATTCGTGATTAACATGATTGTTTTGTATATTTGTATCTTAAACATATAAGATATGACAAAACGAGAAATTGAAAACAAAAAGCAAAGATTAAGAAGAGTTAAAGACAACAATAAAAACACTAAGAAATACGAAAAAACAAAGAAAGGGTTTTTAGTTAGGTGTTATAGGAATATGAAAAGCAGAGTTACGGGTGTGACTAAGAATAAAAATCATCTTTATTTAGGCTTGGAAATACTAGATAAAGATTTATTCTATGAATTTTCATTAAATAGTAATGAATTTAATGTGTTATTTGATAAGTGGGAATCTGTAAGCTACGAAAGGAGAATATGCCCTAGTATAGATAGGATAGACCCAGAGAAAGGGTATTTAATAGGGAATATACAATGGATAACTTTTAGTGAAAACTGCTCTAAAGTAAGGCGATGTTAGGGTACAATACTAATTATGGTTGTTTTTATATGGAATAATGGGAAAAATAGACCACAATTCTTTAACGGATCAGTATAACGAATATGAAGAAGCAAAAATTAAAGCAGTTTAGAGACTTGGCAAACTCAATGCCATTAGACATAAGTATCGACAAGAATGGATTTCCCCATGCAAACTGTAGGTATCGTCAAATGAAGAAGATATACAGAATTAAAGGAGAGGATGCTGTAGTGGACTACTGTAAGAGCGTTATGGATAATCTCGATAAGATCAATGCTGACAATGCTGAGATAAATAAGATTATAGCCGAGAGGTTGGCTTTAGCAAAAGAAAGTAATGATAATTACATACGAAAAACCGATAGTGTTATAGGTTCTATCGTTAAAAAAACATGGAAATGGGTTACGAAGATTTTCAAATAGACTCTAGTAAGGTATGGGTGGATAGGTATGGCATATCAGAATTTAAGATGTGTTATAGAGGATTGCCTTGCAAGACTAAGTGTGATGGATGCAAAAGGGTGTGGAATGATACAGCGACAAAAACTGTTAGTTATGCAATAGATACATCTGGTAAGGGTAGGAATCTATGCCAATCTTGTGTAAGTGAGTTATAATTTGTAGTTTTACGGAATAAAATCATCACAAAATGGAGGTAACACAATTCTTATTAGTTAGATCAGAGGATCATCCACATCAAAAGTTGGGTAATCTATATATAATGCATGGAGCGAAGATACTGTTTAAGTGCAAAACATTAGAATTAGCGTGGAGAAACAATAGGAAGGACATTTCTTGTGTGCCAGAAGGAACTTATCCAATTGTATTGGAGTACTCCCCTAAATTTGGGTATTCTTGGGAACTGAAGCAAGTACCCAATAGGTCTGAGGTTAAGATACATCAAGGTAATTTCTTTAGACAGATAGAAGGATGTATACTTGTTGGAGATATGCATATCAAGATAGATGATGATAATGAACCAGACGTAAGGAACTCGATGGCTACTAAAGTTAGGATGCAGAAGGTAATGGAGGATATGAACGTAAATAAAACAACTATAACAATAATAGAAATATGAAATATAGGAAAGTAGATGAAATGTCACCTTTAGAGAAGGATACTTTATTCGTGTTGGTACTTAATATAGTAATGGAAGGTGTTGTCATTGTGTTCCCTGGAGGGAAGTATAGCCCATTGAGGTGGTTTAGTTTATCTAAGTGGATAAAGTTAGGTAAGCTTATGTTGAGGATTATAAATTTATTTCGTTCAGACAAATAATTAATATGGTAATTGAAGTTGTTAATATGAGTTGGGATGATTTAAACAATGTGTATTCCAACAGATTGGTTATGCATATGTCTGATGTGTTAAGTGTGCAAGAGTATATGCCATCTTTAAATATGCCACTATCTGATGAGTTGGAGTACTGTAAATTAGTATTAAGAGATGATACAGTGCTAATAGTTAACGAAGATTACGATCAATTATCTTCATTGTACAAGATATATTACGATGGTGGTGTAACGTACAGTATGAATTAAAAAAGCTTTAAGTGTATGGCTAAGAAATATAAGAGAAAAACGGTAAGAAGGTATACCGTACAAGTACCATCTATAAGTAATGATGGATTGCCTACAACTGAGGGTGTTAGGATTCCAATGCCATGCAAAGGTATAACCCTGTCTAATGATCACAAGAAAGAGGTTGTAGAGGCATTTGTGGCTATATACTTATCTGATGGAGAAAGTATGGATAGTGCCGCATCTAAAATGAATTTTCAAAGATCAACATTGCATCATTGGAAGCGAGACAATAAAGAGATTGCAAGGATGATTGAGGATGCTCAGTCGCAGAAGAAAGAGTTGAGGATGCAAACTGAGCGCAATACAGCAAGAAGCTCTGCCCAGAGACTAATGGAAGGTTACTTTGTTGACTTGGAGTCTAAGAAGATGGTGAAAGTCCTAAACATGAAGGGAGAGGAAGAGTGGGTAGCCCAGGAAGTGAAAATCGCTCAACAGTATATTAAGCCATCTGAGGGGCTTATTACTCGCAGGCTAGAGAATGATGACGAACATTGGAGAAAGGATGCAGGAGAACTCACAAAAGGCAAACAGAACATACCATTAATCTCTTGGATTGGCGGTGAAACAGAAGAAGAGGAATAATGGGATATGATCCACTGCTTACAGAAGAGAATGATGTAAAGACAATACCTATCCATATATCATTTAAGCCTATGTATACTACAAAACGTAGGTATATATTACTTACTGGTGGTAGGGGTAGTTTGAAGTCGTCCACAACGCATGATTTTGTCGTCCGACTATCATATGAGGCTGGGCATGGTATCTTGTTTACCAGGTACATACTCCGTTCAGCGAATGATTCTATTATACCAGAATTTAGGGCTTGTGTACAAAGGTTAGGGGTAGAGGGAGACTTCCACATAACAGCAGACCGAGCGACCAATAAGACCAATGGATCATTTATCCTATTTAGGGGTATTAATACATCTAGTGGTGATCAGACTGCAAACCTAAAGTCTATACATGGTATAACAACATGGGTAGTAGAGGAAGGTGAGGATTTCAAGGATGAAGCTAAATTTAACATTATTGATGATTCGGTTCGTTCTTCAGAAAAACAGAACAGAGTTATATGGATAATGAATCCTACTACCAAAGAACACTTCATATATCAGAAATGGATAAGACCTAAGAGCAAACAAAAGGTTGTGCATGGGTTTAATGTCACAATGTCAAATGACCCATCCGTTGAACACATACACACTACTTATCATATTGCAGAGGAACTGGGTTACTTACCTAAAGATTGGTTAAGTAAAGCGAACAGCTACTTAGAGGAACTAAACGAGAGGTTAGCTAAGTCCAAAGATGAATGGGTAAGGAGTGAAATTGAACTAATCAATGAACTGAATATCATACGGCACGATAGCCACTACTACAAGAATTATATAGGTGGATGGAGGGAAAGGGCTGAAGGGGTGATATTTGACAATTGGATAGAAGGAAAATTTAATGAACGAATACCATCTGTGTATGGACTAGATTTTGGCTATGCAGACCCTTTAGCAGTAGTCCGAGTTGCTGTAGATAGAAGGCAGAGGAAGATTTATCTTAAAGAATATATCTACGAAACTGAGTTGGACGAGGTAGAGAACCAACTTCACAAGGTAGGTATAAGTAAGGTTTCATTGATTGTATGTGACACGAATGAAGGGAGGACTATAAAAAGAATACAAAAGAGTGGGTATAACATACAGAAAGCGGTCAAAAACATCATTGTAGAGGACATAAGAGAGATGAAGCAATACTTGATAATTGTAGACCCCAACTCCAATAATCTAAAATCTGAATTAAATAACTACGAGTGGAACGATAAGAAAAGTGATATTCCAATTGACACATGGAATCACTTGCTTGATGCCTCACGATACGGATTCAGAAGATTAGTTAAAAGAAAAGTAGGTCTTAGAAGAAGAAATTAATGTTTTTTGCATCTTTTTTGTTTAAAAGTTAGGATAAAGTGAAAACTTATACTATATTTACAACTCACTAAACAACTAAGAGTTATGAAAACGGTTAAAGATTGGTTACTAGAATTGCCACAAGAGTTAAGTGGAAGAGCAATATATTACTCAAGAGCAGAAGGTACATTAGATGCACCAAGTTTACGTGATAATTTAGGCGATGTTTTGTCTGGCGCATTTAATTGGTCAGAAACTGAAGAGAAGAATGCGTTCTGGAGTGACGTTGCTGTAAATAACGGATGGGATGCGATGAAAGTAAAAAAGGAAACACATTCAACTGCCAAATTAATTTTTCAAACTATAAAACAAGCGGAGAACTTCTGCAAGGAGTGGTCTAGAAAGACTCTAAAGGGTCATACTATTGGTGCAGGTTCTGAGAAGGTAGAAGTTTCTGTATATGAAGTAAACGATGCGGAGAAGTCATGGATTGACAAGTATGTAAGTGAGAATAACAAGTACGATTGGTCTTTGGTTCAGAATGTCGAAATATCGAATGATGGAGAGGTTGAGGATTCTTACATCTCATATGCTGAATACAATGGCGTTGAAATGACAGACGAGCAAAGAGAAGAATTACAGCATCAAGGATTTCCAATTGATCCTTGGTCATAATAAAATAAGTGTAGATGATTATTTACTTAAAAAACTAAAGAAATGAGAAAATTATTTATTACAATATTCCTAGCCTCATGGTTTGTTATCAATATGTCGTCATGTGTAAATAATGATCACCTAGAAGACAACTTTATTTATGTCGCTGGAGACACCATTTATGATCCAATTGTATACGCAGAGGAAAAAGTGTTTTGTTATGGTGGTTACCGATTCAAAGTGAATGTCGAAGGAATAATGCCAGATGGCAATAAAGTTAGCTTCGTGTTAATTGCAGATGATTTAGACGAATCTATGGAATTAGGAATACACGAGTACAATATCAACACGATTAATTCTGAATGTGGAGAAGGTGGAGTAGTTTCCCCATGGGGCAACATTGTGCAAGGCGGCTTTTCTGATATAGGAGAGACATTTAGCTTGGTTGGTTCTGTTGGGATGGAGTGCAAGAAGCTAGATGGTAGTTGGTCGCCAATAGATTCTGACTTGTACATAAACTTAACTAATATTAAAAACCCTAAAAACTGAAAATTATGGCATCTAATTCAAAATTAAGAGTATACACAAACGAAGTACACGTACATAAGTTATGTCAAGTATATGACGTAACATATGAAGCTATATACAAGAAGTATGGACATCTCATTGACGAGAAGGGTATGGTTCAGTCCGAGAACCTTAAATTGCAGAACTAATGATTGAATTGATACAATTGATTTTTATCATAGCATTCTTCGCCATGTTTTTTGACGATGATATGTATTAAAAACTGAACTATGTACCCAACCACAAAGGAAGTAAACGCAAGAATAAGGAAAGCAAGGGAAGAAGGAGACTTGGAGACTATAACGATGTTAGAACATTACCATCAGCTTCGTTTTTCTTGGATTCCACAAGTAAAGAAAAGGTTTTTAGAGCCAGATTTTGGAGGATTGTACACGCCTCACAGGTCAGTACTAAGAGAAGATGTCGTTAGAAAATGGGCTAAGAAATATAAGATCCGATACTCTGAGAAAGATATGGATGATGCGTATGATAAGGGATGGCATGATGGTCAGTAAGAAATATAAGATTTATTAATCATTGAGATTGATTAATGTAGTTTTCTAGGAGCGTGTATGGTTTGCCCTGCGCTCCGTTTTTTACAAATAATTTTCAAACTCAAAATAGAATATAGGAACTCATGATTAAAGCAACAGAATTAAGGATAGGGAATAAAATTAAATTTATGGGGAGTACTTTAACCGTATCCCCTAAGACAATAAGTAATATATGTTACACTTTAGGTGAGCCATCTCAACTCTATGAACCAATACCCATTACTAAAGATTGGCTATTGAAGTTTGGGCTTGTAACACAAAATCGGTTTTTTGGGGTGGGCTACAAGATAACAATGGAAATAGAACCATCGTACATACTAGGGGAGTCATCAAGAGAACTAACAGTAAGTCCAGATGGAGAAAAATACTTCCTTGATGGGAACTATTTGATGAGGCTCAAATACATACACCAACTACAAAACCTATACTTCGCACTAACTGGTGAGGAATTAAAACTTATAAAATAATTTTCAAACTGAATTTTATCGCCTCTAGGCACGATAATCAATTAAACAATAAACTGAAATGAAAAGAGTAACAGTAAACCAGGAAGTACTAGAGAACCTATTCAAAGTGATCTCAAATTCTAGGGATAATGATGGAATGATATGTCTAGGTACTCCAGCTAAACGATTTTGCAAGACATGGTTGGCAGAACTTGATCCAAAAGATCTATCTGATACGCATTTAAAAATGCCTATAGCCTATAAGATTAAGGAAGTAGACCTAACCAACCCTGCGGAGGTATTCGACCTAGAGGAAGAGGGTCATAATGGAAAGTGGAAGTTCTAGCGGGAATAATTTTCAAACTAGGTTTTCAAACTGAGAATAAATTGGAAACTGAAAAAGATTTGCAAACTGGAATTATTTTGCAAACCAGAAAAAAATTGCAAACTGGAAAATATTTGCAAACTCGATTTTCTAGAGAGTATGGTAAACTGAACCATATGTTAGTAACAAACAAACACTAATACCATACACACAAGACAAAGATAGCAACCATTCACTCACAGCAAACATCAATTGAGCCTCTCAGACACGATCTAAGGGGCTTTCTTGTGTTCTGTGGCATGATAGTATATGTTTTGGCATAACATCGCTAGAATCACTCGCTAGGTATCACAGTCTGAATATTATGCTCACTCAAGTACTCAGAGAGAACAGAATCATCAAAGTATTCATCCATATAGTCACCCATAGTAACAACAGATTCGTAAGTAGTGTGATCACCATCGTCGTTCAGAGCATCAACTGAAACAGAACCTACCAGACCCTTACCAACTAACCAACACTCAATCTTATCTATAGGAACTCTAAAGTAGAACAGACTATCCCAATCGTTACCGTAATACGCACTTCCAACTAACTCTAAGTATACGTGATCGAAGTGTTCTACCGTTATATTTCTTTTCATCTCAATTAATTTTATGTTGTTTATTGTGTAAATATAGTAATAAAATAACAAAAACAAACTTATGCCCAATGCGATCTCTAGGGAAATAAAATTTGCCCAACGGACTTTCTAGGGAAATTTGCCCAGAGCGATTTCTAGGGAATTTGCCCAATGGGCTTTCTAGGGAAAACGAGGCTGCATTTTCTGACGATAGAGATACTAGGACAACCAGGTTCGTGTGAGATCTACACTAAGGATAGTGTCAAATGTACACTAAGTAGATTGGATTCATCATATTGTATAAATTCATATGTGTTAACGGCAAAATTTAGGCAAAGAAATATTTGCATATGTGAAAATTTTAGTTACGTGCGTGTGTGTTCCTTTATATAGTGTATATGATCAAAACATATTACAATAATAAAAATATATCTTTTTTTCGCAATAACTAGAATATATCAGATATTAATACGATATTTGAATTATAATTGGTAGTTAGCTAATTTATAAAACTTTTAAAAATGAGGAATTTAAAACAAGTAGCAAAGTACATCATTGACAATAAGGGTATATCATTTAATCCTAATTTAATCGACGCAAAAGGTAACTATTTAGTGCCTAAAAGTGGGTATATGGTGAGCGATAAGGGTAGCGAATTAATAACATCTATTGAAGATGTTAAACCTTTACTAAAGAGTTACATTTTTAAGTATGCTTACAACTTAAAAAAAGATAAATATTTTGGTCTTTGGATAGATAAAGAAATATGTATTTTTGATATTTCTACAAATATACAGGATCTTAAGACGGCAATAATTCAAGGTATGGAAAATAACCAAGAAGCCATATACAATATAGATAATAAAAAAACAATATATATACCAACTAACCAAATTGGTACAAATTACCAGAAAAAAGAATATAGGAAAATGAAAGCAGAAATGTATGTAAAGATTGGGAGTTTTTACCAGTCATAAAAAAAAGAACATAAAAAGAAAGGATATGAAAAAACTAACAAAATACGAATTATCAAAAATATCTAAAAACTTAGATATAATATTTAACGCATCTACATTAGAAGATCAAGCGAATGGCAAGAAATGGTATGAGCAAGCGAATCAATTTTGTGTAGAGAATGCGAAAATATACAATACGACACCATTAATAGTAGCCTCTATAGTATCATCACTTTCACCACGTAACAAATGGATACAAAACTTAAAAGATGCTATTACAGTCTTAGAGGCTATAAAAGAGGGAAAGAATGCTGAAGATGTGAAAGTATGCACTTTCCATAAAAATAAATTTAAGGCATTCGCTTTAGGACGTGGAGAAATTGCAATAACTGAAGATAGCCGAAAGACTTATAATTTTGTTAGAAATATTGCACACTTAGATAGTACTAATGTTACTGTGGATATTTGGCATATTAGAGCTTGTTTATTAGAATTAAAAAGTATAAAATCCGCAGCAATAGGGAAGTTAGCATATGACCAAATTAAGAAATTAACCATTAAAAAGGCTGAAAAAATCGGGATTTATGGTTTTGAGTACCAAGCAATCATATGGCTATCCGCACAAAATAACCAATATCTAATCAATTAACCTATTAAATTTAAAAACATGGATATAATACTATTTTTAATATTCGTACCAATTTATCTAATAATCAAAAATAAGTGAAAAAATGGAAAATAACATATTAATTAGGGCACAAATTACCATATCAAAAGAGCGTATAAAACAAATAGATAGCGCTATACTCGAGTTACAAATAGAGAAATTAGCATGGTTGAATGAAATAAAGGTAAACTTTGACAAATTAGAGAAAAAAAAGGGTAAAAACTGAAAAGAATGCTGTTCAAAACTACCTAAGGGAGAAACAATACATATAAAAGATAGATACTCCTACAATACAAGGGAAACGGTAACAGATAACAATGTATACAATACAAGTACAATAATAAGAATACAACGGAGTCCATATATAGCGCAAAATGAATACCACAGTACTATAAGACAATACACAACCATAAAGAGTATACACACCACCTATATAACACACAATACAATTTAATTAATAAGGGTATATGTAAGAATTTACACAAGAAAACAAATTTTCATTTTTCAAAAAATTACTAATATGACTAATACAGACAATAACAACTTAAACGGATACAAGGCATTCTATAAGGGCAAAACGCTTGACGTATATGCTAGTACTAGCATACAAGCTAGAGATAAGGCTGCAAGACTCTTTAAGGCAAGAAAAGCGTATGATGTAACGGTGGTATTATGTGAACTAGCAGGAAGCCAAGTTACACATATAGCAGTTGATTAACTGACCGCATACAATAACCTAACAATCAATTAATTAACAACTAAATAAACAATACAATGAATATAATCAAGCAAGTAATTGAGGAACTAACAAACATAAGTAGTAAGATACAAGAACTTCAGAGAGAAAACACTCTACTATCTAAGTCAGAGGCGCAGCTGACTAAGACGCTAAGATATAGAAATGCAGAGGTAAGTAGTCTTAATGCATTGATACAAGAAAGAAATGATAATATAGAAGTGCTAGAAGATGACATAGATATATTAAGCGATAAGATAAGCAAAAGAGACGCCACAATTAGCAGACTGAAGCAAGAAAATGAAAGGTATGCATGGCGAATACTAGAACTATCAAACGACCGAAGTGCTCAAGATAGATTAATAAGTAGTCAAAACAAGGTATTAAATGCATACCGAGAATGTTCAAACAGAACAAAATAGGGCAATACCTGGCGATCACATCATAATAATACGGTGTGGTCGCCATATAACCCTATATAAAGACCTTATTACTCTTGTTTTGGGGTGTTGATACCTCAAGAAAAGATCTATCGCCCTTTACCCCATCCTAAAATTTTTTCTGATTCATTTCCAAAAAGGGTAGGGGTAAAAAAGGGGTGTGTGTTGAGGTTGTACTGCTATATTCAGTGTATTCAGAATATAATACTGCGTTCGCTTAATTAGTTGGAATTATATATTTTGGGGTGTATTTGCCAGGTATTCCGTTATATGGGAATTTGGGCTAATTATTGCGAGGGATGTATAAAAATGCCCCACCAAATATAATTCGGTAGGGCGTCTGAGATTTTTTGGGTTTGATTATTGAATTTCAGTTTCGTATTTAGCTTTCAGTTCAGCTAGAATTCTGAGGTCGTAGGCTTTTGCCTTTTCTTCTCCCTGTTTCAGTAGGGCTATTCTTTGTTCGTACTGCTCATCTGTCTCTAATTCTTCGTATGTTGCTGACACTTCTAGCATACTGGTATCCTCATCCCATCCTTCTTCTATTCCTATATACATATGGGTTGCTCCTAGCTTCAGTGCGTCATCTAGATCTTTCTTCATTTGAGATATTTCCACTCCACCATCCCAATCAAAGTATAGGCTTACGTCTTTTGTTCTTGTTTCTCTTTCTGTGTTCATGATATTGTATTTTTGTTATATGTTTTTAAATTCTTGATTCAGTGTCTCCTGTTTATCTCTTAGGCGTCTTAGATGTGTCTTGTAGAAATCTAGAAATCCTTTGGTATCTAGGGTTATTGCCATAGGCTTACCATATTCTGCTGTATTTCCTTTTACATCTAGCACTACACTTCCTTTATTGCTCACGTGTTCATAGAGGTTATTCAGTTCCGCTATATCATATTCGCAATCCATTATTGCTTGGAATGTTTCATTTCCTTTGTCTAGTTGTTTTTCTGTCATGATTTTCAGTTTTTAGTTTTAAAGGTATAAGGTGTTATTTCTTCATTATTCGCTACCTCGAACTCATTTTTGTCAAATAGCCTAAGTTCTGTGGTTATTTTGCCATTAATCCTAGCTTCGCAGCCACCTCTGGGGCATGGGATCATTTTCTGCGTTGGTTCTAGTGAGTTTGCTTTACAGCGTATACACGCCCAGTAATTTTCAGTTTTTATTTTCATGATTCAGTTTTAAATGGTTCAGAAATACTTTCTAGTGCATTAGCCACACGATTTAGATAATCAACATTTACGGAGTAGTAGTTAAAAGAACCATTCAGTATAGAGTACTCGCCTCTTTTAGATGTGACCAAGTTTGCCGCTCTCAGTATTGCTAGGTGTTGAGATGTGGCAGGTTGAGAGTATGATCCAGACAGAACGAATATCTCTTTAACAGACAATTTGTTATCATTCTCTAGTATGACACTTATTATCTTCTTTCTATGCTCATGATTAAATGCTCTGTTTAAGTAGGCTAAAGTCTCAATATTTACATTTGGCATCCCTTCTAGGATGATCTCTTCACCTCTTACGGTGGCTTTTGAATTGTTTATTCTCATATTCTTTTATTTAGTTTCAATTTAATATATTTGTGACTATGTATTTACTAACTATATCTCTAGCTATCACTTCCGCTACACTAGTATCTGTCTTTTTCAAAGCTAAACCATACGCTGAATCGTCTATTGAATGCGACGAAGATGCTCTAGAAGAGTATTATAGGAGAGATTTCAAGAACTATTAGACTAACCATCCGCTTCTGAGGTGAGCATTAGGTCTATCTAGCCCCTATCACTAGTTGGTAGGGGTTTTTTAATATAAAACAAATGTAATATAAAATATCTTTATCTCATTACAATTACGCAACTATTTTTATATTCAAAATAAGATTCTGTCACTAAGATCATTTTAAGTGTAAAATATTGTTATATCTTTGTATTTCATAGCTTCGATGGGTAGGAGATAGTTATTTATAAAAAATTAAATTTTACTTACGATGATTAATTTCAGCACATTAATACTCTGTGGAGCGACAAATACAGTAATTCCAGACATCCCTTCTTCATCTTGTGAACATTTCGGAAAAGTTCAGCGATTGATCTTTCAAAGATTGCAAGTTGATGGAACTCCTAATACTATTGTAGCAGGTATTGGGGTAGGAGGTTTCGGAGTTGTAGCCACATGGGATGGATTGACAGCAGCGGTTGATGGAACTAAGGCTCAGTTTAGCCCATTCACAGAATCACCAGCATTTACAGATGGTACAGTTAGGACTGCTAGAGGCGGTAATGATTCTTATGGTGGTGTACCAATCAGTCTAGGTTACGAGCCGACAGAATTTGAGGCTCAAGTGCTAAGTGCAAGACAAGATGTAATTACTGCACTAAAGACTTTAAGAAATGAGGATTTCACTAATCTTGGTGTATATATGATATCTGCCGATGGGAAGCTGATGGCAGCAGTAGATGATGTTACAAATGTTGGAACTATAGCACCTATTCCAATTCAGCAATTTAACGTAGGTAACAAGGTAGCTGGAGGTTATGACGATGTAGATTACAATGCCATTTCTTTTCAGCTTCTAGATAATTGGTCGAATACAGTTGCGGTAATACCAGCCTCAGACTTTACTGATTTTGACTTACTTACTTACGTATAATAGTTAAACATGACTAAAAAAATAAAATTTTTACTAACTCATCCGATACAAGGGGATTGTATTACTAATAAGATTCATGCCGAAAGAATAATGGCGAAGAATACTGATGGAGGATTTGAGTGGATTCAACCAAAAGCTAAGAAAGATGGTAACAGTAAATCAACTCAAGGCGAAACTGGAGAGTCCAAAGAACAAGTTGGCTCTACAGAGAGCATCTAGACATGAAGAAAGGGTAAGATTTCATGTAGATGCACAGCAAGAGTCTAGTCAGAGTCATGCCTTAAAACGATTCTTAAAAAGTGTCGATAGAAGGCTGCCGAAAGATAAGGCTCAGAACTTTAGGGCTTATTTAGATTTCCCTATAGATACAGTTTCACTTACAGGTGAATCATTTAATCTATTAGAGAAAGTTTATGATGGGCGTGATCCTGTTTACCATTGTCACTTTACTGACAAAGATGTTGAAGAGGATTGGATGAGGTATCGTATAGATACTTTAGATAGTAAGACATTCTGGCGTAGAGACGCATGGAGTAAACTGAAGAGTAGGCACAATAGCGTAATGGTTGTTGATTTGCCTGCGGAGCAAGAGGGTCTACGACCAGAGCCATATGTTTATTTCGTTGACGTTACGAGTGTTGTAGATTACGGTGGAGCAGACGAGCAGTTTGATTGGTTGGTGTATAGCATTGGAGATAATAAGTATGTCCATGTAGATGAAACCCACTTTCAAGTGTTTGATATGTTTGTTGGAGACTTGTATGCTAAAGAGTTGTCAAGTTCAGAGCATGGATTAGGCAGATGTCCTGCTAGATTCTTCCTTAGTGATCATTTGAAAGACGGAGAAAAGGGCGTGATGCGATCACCCATTAGTGGAGAGGTTGGTAATTTAGACTACTTGCAATTTATTATGACTAGCAAGAAGATTGCTGACAGTCATGGTAGTTTTCCTATCTATTGGCAGTATACGCAAGAGTGCGACTTTACTAGGGATCATGACAATGCTAGTTGTAGCGGTGGGTACTTAAAGACAAATGATGGCATCAACGTCATGCGAGGTAATTCGCCAGAGAAATGCCCAGTATGTGCTGAAAGCAGCCTTACAGGAGCAGGGAGTTTAATTGAGGTAGATCCACCGAGTAGTAAGGATGATCCCATGATTACGCCACCAGCAGGCATTATTCAGACTGACGTACTTACTCTAAAGTATCTTGTGGAAGAGGAAACAAGGAGAAGGAGACAGTTCATTACTGCGGTTACAGGAAATCCGATAGAGGTTACAAGTGACCAGGCGGTGAATGTTACTCAAGTAATGAGTCTGATGGAGCAAGGTAAAGCTGCCATATTGAAAGTTAAGCGTTCTTTAGAGCAAGCCCACCAATGGGTTGATACTACTATATGCGAGCTTAGATACGGAAGTTTCTTTACGAATTGCAGTGTGAATTATGGAACTGAGTTCTTTATGGTAAGTGCAGACATGATGTTGAATCTTTATATAGAGGCTAGGGCTAAGAAACTTGATGGTACTATACTAGATGGGTTGTTAGATCAGTACTACGAGACAAAGCATAGGCACGCTCCAGAGAAGATACAAAGAGAGATGATCATTAGTCATATTGATCCTTTTAGGCACTTATGGGAAGATGCTGTTACGAGTATGTATTCTATGGGATATATAGACTTTAAGGATTACATGACAAAGGTTAACTTGACAAGTTATATAAAGAGATTCGAGAGAGAGAATGGTGATGTTACTCACTTTGCGAGTCAAGCATATGACGAAGATGGAATTAAATTGTCTTTTGACAGAAAAATAGCTAAGATTCGAGATGTGATTAAAACATACATTGGAGATCCGAAGCCAATCATTATTGAAGAACCATTAAATAACACAGTAAATGAGTGATGAAAAAGTTGTAAAGAAAGTAGTCAAAAAGGCTGCGCCAGTAGTTGAGAAGAATACTTCTGACAAGGTTATCCTTCAGATAGAGAGGATTGAATATGAGCCATCTAATGGCATTGATCCACCAACGAAGAAGTCTAAGCCGTATGAGTTTATTACTGACGCAAGGGCGTTTGAGACAAACTTTTTAAAGTACCACCGTACACAAGGGCTTACGATAGTAAAGGTTACCTCTATGCCAGATCGAATAAAGTTTGATCACGCAGAGTACTTAGAAGGATTGAAGCCGAAGAAAACTAAGAGTAGATAATATTATTAACCAAACATAAAGAGTCAATGTTAAAGAAGGATATCATATTACAGCAAGAAGTATTGAAAGACCTTACTGCTGAACAAATTAGTGCGATTGAGACATTATCTAAAAATGATGAAGATATCGTATTGGGAGAGAAAACTGGAAGAGATGCACAAGGTATAGAAACTGATGTGCTTGAAGCTACAGGCATCCCAAAGAATCAAGGAGAGAAATATTATGACTATATGAAAAGGGCTTATGCCGAATACAAAGGTCAGATAGACACTCTCTCTAGTAAGAATGAAACTCTAGCAGCACAGTTAGCTGATGGAAGTGGGGACAAGGTTTCTGCTGCTCAGTTTGAGGCGACAAAACAAGAGTTGATTGATGCCAATACAAAGATAGAGGCATTTAATTCTCAAATCTCTACTCTTGAGGCTGATTTTGCAACGCAACTTGCCGATAGAGACAAGGCGACATTAATGCTAGGTCTAAACAGTGAGATAAGTGGAGCAACGGCAGGGCTAAAGCCTAAGTCTGGCTATGGAGAGGACGAGTTTCTTGATATAGTGCAGATGAAAACTGACAGGTTGCTACAGACGCACGATGTAGAGAATATTGGTACGGCAACAGAGCCTATATACCAATGGAGAGATAAAGCAGGAAAGTTACTTGTTAATCCACAGAATGCCAATAACCCATACTCGACTAAAGAGTTGATTATGAGAGAGGTTGGCAACTATGTTGATGCAGGGAAAAAGAGTAACGGTACAGGAGTGAAGGGAGCAGAGTCAAAAACTCAGAGTCTTGGATCAGCAAGTACTAAAGACGAGGCAAGAATAGCTATTGAGGCTGACTTGGCGAGTAGAGGAATTGCCAAAGGTGGAGACAAATACCAAGCAGCTTTCACAGAGATGTATAATACGCCAGAGGTGAAAGCCTTACCAATGCAATAAACAATGAACACGCAACAAGTAAAAGGGGTCATTACTGCGAAATATTTTTTTTAATCAATAAATACTTGATACTATGTTATTAGCAACATTATCACAAGAATTTCGATCAGCAAACCCCGAATTTGATAGCAACGAAATTAAAATTACGAGAGCAGGGGCTTTCAACACATTTGCAAGACAGTCGCAAGGAGCAATGTCATTTATCACAGAGGACTTACGCCAAAAGGCAGGAGTTAGTATGGGTAGAGCATTGAAGATGCCAGTCCTTAATTACAAGGATGTGACGATTAGGTCTACTAGACCAATTACTATAGCTGCTGACGAGAATACTTCAGCATTCTATACTGTAGTGTTTACAACTTTAGCTTATGGCTTTAGAATGTATCCTAGACAACACTTCAACAACGATATTGACTATCAGATGGATTTCAACCACAAGATGAGAGCATTCATCTCTAAGTTGATGTCTACACTTGATGGGATGGCTGTTACTGCGTTAGATGCAGGAAAGACTCAGATTATCGGTGGAGTAGAAGGAGGTGCAGCAGCTTCTGGAGTAACTACTGTAGGTGGTCACGAGTGGGAAGAAGATGTTGTATCTGAAGTAGGTGTTGGTGCGAAACTGAAAGACTCAGTTATACTTCACGATTTGGGATCAATGATGATTTCTAATGACTTCGAGCCTAACCGCATGGACATTGTTGGTAATCAAGGTTTAAGATCTATCGCTAGTAGAATGGAAGGATTTGGTGCTTACAATAGTGAGAACAGAGCGTATCTTCTTGATGGCTATAATTGGTCTTTCTCTAATGCGATCACAAACGCAACAGGGAAATCTGCGACAGCTTATGCTATCGAGGATGGAACATTAGGTATGCTTACTAGAGTTGAGCCAGACTCAATTTATGGAACTACTACTGGTGATGGTCACAGATGGGGGCAAGTAAATCTTCCTGGAATAAACTTCAACGTAGGTACTTACGAGTATGACGATGTAGTTTCTCTTGGAGATGGAGAAGCAAACGATCTAGGAGCAGGAACTGAGTACTTAACTAGAACTGCTATGGAAGTAGTTGATTTCGCATTTGATATTGCGTTATTCACAAAGTACAATAGTGCGCCAGCTACTATACCATCTGGAATTATTAAGTTTGATATTGCAGTTTAATACTGATATTCTTTTTCAATTTTGATATTTAAGGTGAAGGGGCAAGCCTAGTTATAGGTTAGCCCCTTTTTTAATACAACAACATCATGGATATAACGCTACTCAAGACAGATTTCCTATCAGTAAATGGATGGAAGCAGAATAAGAACCCTAGTGGGATGCAGATTACAGATATGCTCACTAGCGATAGTGGGTTGTGGTTTAACGACATCCATCCAATGTTGACCTACTCTAATATAGAGTGCTTGATAGAAGATGATAGTGAATTTGTATACCCAGCGTTCGATGTGTTGAAAGTAGACTATGCGGTAGGAGACTTAGTTGATGACGGAGGATCTTTATTTAAGCGTGTAGCCGTCTCTGTAAGCGCACAGCCGACAAGTGATACATTGTATTGGAAAGCATACGATTATGCCACAGAGTGGCTTAGAGAGAAAACTGAGGGTGCTATTGGAGATGTTATCTCAGACTGGAAAACACTTAGGGCAAAAACACTAGGGGCGAGAAATTTATTGGGTAACGGAAAGTTATTTACCAATATAATGATTGGGGATGACTATATACTTAGCGATAAGATTGTGGGTCATTATTTCAGTTTGCCATACAGTAGTGGATTAAAGACTTCTGTACACAAGATAGCCACCCACTTTAGTGAGGCTCAAACGTTGAGTTTGAAGCTATTCAAGTTTGGCAATCTGTTCCCTGTTCAAACAATCAGCCTAGTGTACACAACTCCTAATCAAGAGCAGTGGCATGATGTATCTTTAGATCTAGAGTCAGACTCTAAGTACTATTTGGTATATGATGAATCTGCCATAAGTGGAGTACCCATAACTAGCTACTACGGTGGAACATGGAGTATGGGTAATTACGTAAAGGTTTCTGGATTCAAGGCAGATCAAGGTTTTAATGAGACATGGGATACTGACTTCAACGATTGGACTAACGAGAGTAACTTTGGACTTAACTTCAAATTTAACGTAACGTGCGACCCTACTGACTTCCTTATAGAGCAGAAGATTCTGTTTGCTGATTGTCTGTACTATCGAATGGGTGTAAATATGCTCAAGGAGATGGCTTACAATGCAGGGGTTAAGATTAATCGACACACTAAGAATATGGAGTGGAACAAGAATGAGATTCTGTTTGCGATAGAAGGTAATCCAGATGGACATAAGAACGGACTTGTCTATGAGTATAATCGTAGACTGAATACATTAAACGTAGACTTGAGTGGCATGGATAGAGTTTGTCAAGGCTGCGTTAAGCAAAAAGTGAGAAACAGTGCAATCAGATGATCCATTAGTGAAGATAGACTCTTTGATTGAATCTCTTGAAGATTTTAATCCACAGTCTGCTGCACTTACGATAGTAATGGAGAGCTTCTATGAAGAGGTAAAGAAAATGAACTCTGATAGGATAAGCGAGAAAAGTATGTATGTTTCTGGAAAGGTTATTACGCCAAACTATCATCCATACACTGCTCGAAGAAAAGGTACTTATACGCCAGATTTATATGAAACAGGAGCGTTTTCAAGATCGTTTGAATTGATTCGTGATGACAAAGATTCTTTAGATGGAGGCTCAATTGAAGTCATTAATACTGATAGTAAGTATCAAGCAGGGTTATTATCTAAGTACGAGGAAGATGGGGAATTATTTGGACTTAGTGAAGAGGACAAGGCTATATTAGCAGAGAAGGTAAAGCCTATATTAATTAATAATTTTGTAAAATCAATACTAGGATGATGAATATAGTAGAACCTAAATTAGCGGATCTTGTTTGTATCGAGATTGCAGAAGCGTTTGAGTGCGGACTTCCTTGGTTAACGACTTCATATGGCAAAGTTGAGAAGAGGGAACGTGGATTCGGCTCTAACAAATACATAGAAAGAACCAAAAGGAGGTTCTATCCTGCCGTTGCATTAGATAATGATACCTATCTGGAACTATTCCCAGATGAGGAACTTGGGAATTTCTCGTATATAGACTTTAAGAGGCAGTACGTTAAGGATGTAGGTGCTAAAATAGTAAAGTCTACATACGAGATAGGAATAGTATTTTGGTTTAATTTCAGAGACGTGTACGGAGACGATTCTGAAATAAAGACTAGTGAGAACGTAAAGTACGAGGTGTTGTCTGCGCTAAAGAATCATTCATGGAATAACTCAAAGGTAAAGGTTTTGGGGTTTCAAGATAAGGTAGAGGATATTTACAATGGTTATTTCTATGAAGAGTTGGAGGAGCAATCACATATGCGACCATACGGAGGATTTAGGCTTAATTTAGAAGTAGAGAAATTGTCTTTTTGTATTTAATAATACCCTTTTGTAAAATATAAGTAATGGAGAATAGTGTAATAGTTGGGGGTTTGGCATCTGTAGGTACTTTTATAGCCACAATTTGGGGTAAGGAAGGTTGGAACTTCTTAATAAAAAAGAAGGAAATTGAATCTGAGGTTAGCTGTAAAGAAAAAATACGAAAACTTGAGGTAGAGATTGCTAACGAGCGAGTCCGTACATCTCAGTTAGTGACTGGTGTGGACATGATGCTTACTATGTTTGAAGATGAATTTGGTGATGACAGTCGATATACTAATGTGATACTAAAGGTTCGTGAATTTATAAAGAGAAAGAGCAATGATTAACGATAGATTATGCGACATGACTCCAATGCACAAGCTTCAATTTATGCTATCAAGCATCAATGGAGCAAATTACGAACAAGCTTTTTCGAGACTAATGAAGTCTGGGCTAGATGATAATTCATTAGGGTTTTGGGTATGGGATATTGAAAGTAATGTAGAGATGTATTCCCCTAAATTTAGAGAGTCGCTACAGTACGAGGGAGAACACGATTTTCCAAGCACCCCATTATCTTGGCAGTCTACAATGTTTACGTGCGATGCTGTTTTGGCTAACAGTAATTTTAGTAAGCATGTTGAATCAAAGGGGGAATACGAGTATTTGCAACGAGTTAGGTATCATAAGAAATACGATGGCGTATTAGATGTTTTGTGCTATGGTGTGGTTGTTCAATGGGATGGAGACGATCCTTTGGTAGTTATTGGGGTTCATATGCCATTAAGTGGGATGTATCAATCTACACTAGATAAATTTGGAGACGAATTAGATATAGACGTTTCTTACAAGGATATACTTAATCTTCCTACAGGAAAGTGTGTAGAACTTTCAAAAGGAGTTACGCTTAAACTATTAAGTAAAAACGATGGTTCTTGGGATGGGGTTTGTAAGATGTCAACCTTGTCAGAATTAGCTAAACATCATCACTCAGACTTTAATGAGACATTTAAAGTTAAGAGTGGAGCAATTAAAGACTTAATATCTGGCATTATCTTAAAAAAAGGTGATGCACATACATTTAAAAGAGGTAAAACTCACCTAATGTTATGTTTAAGTGAGTCGACAATTGAAATTAAAGGTATTTATGATCCGTTTTTTGTTAACTTTACGGAATAAAATATCATAAAATGAGAAAAGAGAAACATAATGGGTTGATAATTGAGATCTATGACAGCATAGAGGAACGTCCTGCTTACAAACACATGAATTTCAATAAGAATCTAATGATTGAGGCTGGTGTAGGGTCTGATTTGAATGCTTACTACGCCAAACAGGGCAATATAATTGCTCACATAGAGAAAGGGAATAAAGTAGAGGCTAGGCAGGAGATGGAGAATCTGAGACAGAACCTAGCATTTATAATGCAGAGTATATCACCAAAGATGATTGCATTTTGCTATATTATTCACTCTATCAATGGTAAGAAGGTTGGGCTGATGACTGATGATAAGGCTCAAGACTTGATAGATAATGTGCTTAATAACGTGACGGTTGGATTTATAGATAGAATACTTGCTGCTGTTAAAAAAAAAACGAATTTGAGTTCTCTCATTACTTCCCAGAGTTAGGGTCTAGTACTAAGAACTTAGAATACTTGAGTAACTTGAAGAAAAGGGCTATGCTTCAGTTGGATAAGATACAGGGTAGTTCTGTGGATGAAGAGATAGAGAGAGTTGAGGATTACTTATTTATGCTTTTTAAGCCTAAGAAATACTCTGGATCTAATGGACTAGAGGTTAAGGCGGTTAATGCGTTCGAGGATATGTGTTTCATTATAGGTAAAGAGATGCCTCGTGATCCAAGACTCGTAACAACACTTACTTTTTATAGAACATTGGAGAACATTAAGAAACAGAACGCTCCACCAAAAAAGAAATAGTATGAGTAAGATAACGGCAAAAGATTTATATGGAGGTGGGCAAGAAATAGATGATGCTATAAAACAATTGAAAGCCCTAAAAGAAACCTATGTAGAAGTGAAAAAGGATATAGTAGCTAAAGCAGGCGATCTCCAATCATCTTTCTCTAAAACAAATGTAGTTCTAGGTGTTCAGAAGGAAGAGTTCGGTAAGCTACTAACAAAGGTTGCTGAATTAACGAAGCAGTACGAGTTGATGGAGTCTAAGATAAAGGGCATCGACAAGTCAATAGACGATTACACTAAGGCACAGAAGGCGGCTGCTGCGGCAACTGCTAAAGCGGCAAAAGAAGCTAGAGAGGCAGCGAAGGCTAACGAAGCTCACGAAAGTTCAATATCAGCATTAAAGAAGTCGCTTAAAACAGCTTCGGACGATTTCGATAAGTTAGTTCGAGCAAATAACGCAACAGGTGAGGCTGGGAAGAAGCTGATTAAGACAATGGCTAAACTGAAAGCCGAGATAGACCTAACTAATAAAGAAAAGAAGAAGGCAGCTAACCTAGCTAGACTACAAGTAACGATTAATAATGCGGAGGTAGGGTCATACAATCAACTAGCGGCTCAGTATGACCTATTAAAAATTAAGCTGAACGCAATGGGTACAGCTAGGCGCAAGAATACGGCAAGTGGCAGAGACATGGAGGCTCAAGCAATTAGGATCAGAGAGCAAATGAAGAGATTGCAAGAGGCGACTGGCAAAAATACTTTATCCGTAGGTAATTATTCTGGGTCACTTCGTAGTGTAGGGGCTAGTTTAAGGAATTTAATTGCGGTGTACTTTTCAGTTACTCAAGCTGCTGAATTGTTCAGAAAGGTATTTACAGATACTAAGAAGTTAGATTCACTGAATCTTGCATTTGAAAAGACTATCCCAAACCTACAAGAGAATGCACAAGTGCAGCAGTTTTTAGCAGAGACAGCTGAGAAATACGGTCAAAACATACTGGTACTTAGTAAGGCTTACTTGAGGTTTAATGCAGCGTCTAAATCTAGTACTCTTTCAATGGAAGATCAACAGCAGATATTTGACTCTGTAGCTAAGTCTGCGGCTGTACTCGGATTAGAAGCAGCAAAGACAGATAGGGTATTCAATGCGCTCGAGCAGATTATGTCAAAGGGTACAGTATCAGCAGAGGAACTTAGGCAGCAATTAGGTGATAGTTTACCAGGTTCAGTAGAGATCATGGCGAGGGCTTTAAATGTTACAACTAAGGAGTTGGCAGATATGATAAAGAAGGGAGAGGTTCTTGCTTCTGATGCACTACCTAAGTTTGCTAGAGAGTTAGAGAAAACATATGGAATAGAGAATGTAAATAAGGTAGACAATCTTGTCGCAGCGCAAGGAAGGTTTGAGACTGCAATAGTAAACTTGGTCAAAGAGTTAGATGGAGCAGGTGTATTTAAGGATTTCTTCGATGCTCTTACAGCAGGAGCAAAAGCCATTAAAGATAATATTGGTGCGCTGGTGCTGCTAGGAAAAGGACTTGCGATCGCACTTCCAGCGTTATTGGCATATAAGCTAGGTGTTATTGCGACAACTAGAGCGCAAAATGCGATGGCTTTGTCTTTAACTGAGTTACGTATAGCAATGTCTTTAAATCCATTCGGTGTGGCTCTTACAGTAATAACCGCTGTTGCTATTGGGGTCTACGCATTGAATGAGTCAATGGTTGAATCCATAAATGTACACGACAAACTATCAGAATCTGTTAAGGATTTGAATATAGAGTTGGGAGTGGAAAAGAAAAAGACAGGTCAGTTATTTGATGCACTGAAAGATTTTAATATACCTCTCGAACGTAGGCAAGAGATTTACTTAGAGTTGCTCCGTATGCATCCAGATATATTGAAAAATATAGACTTGGAGAAAAGTGGATTAGAAGATTTAGAAAATGCTCAAGAAAATGTCAATGCTGCAATTCGAAGAAACATAGCTGCAAGGCTACAGCAAGAAGAGGTAGATAAGATTCAAGCAAGGAGGGATAAGATAATAGATAAGCAAGTAAGATTTCAAGTTGAGGGTGCAGAAGGGCTGAGTGCTTTAGAGAGAGCAGGAGTAGTAAATGGCAGAACTCCAAGAACAGTAGATGAGGAAGGCTTAACAACTAGAGAACTTTTCGCTAAAAGGTATAACGAATTATTGGATAAGCAACTTGCTAAAGAAGATGAATTACTAACTAAAACTAAGGAGTTATACGAACTGTACAGAGACGATCCGCAAGTTGACAGGGTTTTTGGAGACAGAGGCGATAGTGCTAGGGATAAGATTCTTGCAAGATTAGGATTGGGCATTGGAGGTAGAGGGAAAGATAAGCCAAAAGTACTTTCTAAAGAAGAAATTGCTGCTGACAGAGCAAGAAAAGCTGCTGCCGATAAAGCCATTTCAGATGAATTTAAGCGTAGAACACTGAGAGCGCAATTAATAGAGGATGATGAAACTCGTGAGTTGGCATTATTAGAAATAAAGAACGACAAGCTAATTAGAGAGTTTGAGCAGTTGAAAGTTAGTACGGTAGGTATAGAAGAGAAGTATCAACGTGAGATACAGAAGATCGAAGAGAAGTACGACAAGAAGGCTCAAGGTAAGTTAGATAAACAAAGACAACTAAATATTGACTTTATAGAGGATCGTACAGAAAGAGAGCGAGAGCAACTAGATTTAGATACAGAAGTATTTGGAAGGCACATTGATAACAAGTTGTTAATTTTAGCTTTCTACGCAAGAGGGTTAAAGAAAATAGAGGATAGGCTAGAGAAAGAGAATTTAGCTAGGATTAAGAAAGCGGAACAAGATAGAAGGAAACTTTACGAGAGTAATTTAGCTGAATTTGACAAAAAACAACAAGCTGAAAGGGCGAATAATTTTGCTAAATCAGCAAAAACCCCTACGCCATTTGAAACTGCTTTGTCTGATAATGACCTAGAAAAGAAAAGGCTGGAGTTTGATTTGTTCCAAAGGACATTCGTTAGTAAAGACCTTACTGCTTCAGATGCTGAACTATTTAAAGCTAATTTGGCAAAAATAGACAAGGAGAGAGAGAATATACTGAAAAAAGGAGAGGCGAAAGAAGATAAGGACTTATACGACCTATTAGGAATCGATGTAGACGATAAGAGCAAGCAAGCTGTAGGTGATGCATTTGCTTATGCTAAGAAGCAGTTGACAGACTTTGCCAATTTCAGAAAGCAAGTTGCGGATCAGAATGTGTCGGCAGCCAACAGAGAGGTTGCTAGTGCGGAGCAAGCATTGAATAGAGAGATAGCTGCTAGGAATGCAGGATTTGCCAATTCAGTAACTACTGCGGAGGCTGAACTTGCTGCAAAGAAGAAGATACAAGCGCAAGCACTTAAAGAACAGAAAGCGGCACAGAAAGAACAACAGACTATTCAGAGTATTGAGCAGACAGTCAATTTAGCTACAGCAGCAAGTAAGATATTCAGTCAAGTAGGTAATCCATTTATATCTATTCCACTTGTAGGGTTGATGTTTGGTGCGTATGCTGCGGCTAAGATCAGAGCGAACAACTTAACTAAAGAGTATGCTGGTGGTGCGTATGAAGAGTTTGATTATGGTGGTTCTCACAAGAGTGGCAATGATATGTCTCTAGGAATGACTAAAGATGGTAGACAGAGAAGAGTAGAGAGAGGTGAGAGTATGATGATATTACCTAAGTCTGCTACAAAGAAATACAAGAACGTAATGCCTAGTTTATTTAAGCAACTGAAATCTGGAACTTATGATCCTATGGACATGGACATGAGCAGAGAGAATGACGTTAACTATTGGACTAACACTACTGAGGTAAACAATGATGGTCTTTTAGATTACTTTAAGTCTAGGGATCGCAGAGGTAGAAAAGGCAAGAATGTTATATACTCTAATGGAGTAGAAATAGTTACAAACGGAAACACTAAAACATACATACATGGCTAGTCAGTTAAAGTTTAATGACATTACATATGAAACGCACCCTCTTTATGGCACTAAGACTATAAAGAAGGATGTGTCATTTAACTATGAGACTACATTGGATAGTGTTGAGTTCTCTAATGGTGATGCTGACTTGATTATTAATGCAGATTATGAGACTGAGTTTATTCTGTGGGATGGAACAACTAGATACAAGTTCTATAAGAATGACTGCGTAATAAGAAGAGGTGACAGAGTAGTAACGGCAAAGGTTACTGTTATTGGAGACTACGCTGATGTAAAAGGGAAACTGAATACAGAGGTTAACATAGCCGACAACAAGTATATAAAGAGAGAACTAAACATTCCATATGCACCTATAGTGCAGTTTTATTGGGGTAACGGTATAATATCTTCAATTACTAATGAAGTGGTTTTTCAGTCTGACTCAAGTAGCGCATTGGAAGGAAATGGATGGTACGAACTCTTAGAAGGTTCATTGTTTGGGAATAAATGTTTCATTGTTCAACAGCTAGATGATCCTGTACCATTACATCCTGTTGGGGGCATATATATACCAATAGAATCTTTCGGTGGCACTAATCCTAAGGCAAGACTACAAAATGAGGGAGGGTTACCATCCTCATATACTCTTGTTTGGGAAGAAGAAACTGGAAAATACTATATACAGTTTGTAACTGTAACCACTCTTTATAAGAGTGACTTATCATTTGACAATAACCCACTGTTTAGTCAAAGTACGGCATATGGGGATGCTGTAGTTATGTCTAATGTAGACGATAGTACGGATAAGTTACTAATTTATTCTTATGTAAATCCTAAGTTTAGGATAATTACAACAAAAGAGCAAGTTCCTGGATGGAGTACTATCGAGTTAAATGGTGACGATACATTGCCGAATAGTGCATACACACACGCTTTAATACATAGTAACGACCAACAGCGGGATTTATTAAAACAGAATCTTGGGTTTGACATTTCTAGTATTCCTAACGATATATGGTTTTTCTCAGATGACTTTGATGATGATAGAGGGGAGTTTGGACTGTGCAGTGACCAAAGCCCACTCTACGCAGGTAAGTACTTTGATAGACCAATAGGGGTAAATGGGTTACTACCTATAATGGATAATTATTGGAAATACGGAGGTCTTTTCTTTAATTTAAAGGATGAAGTAAAGGATATATTGCTTTTGGCACAAGGTGAGCAAACAGCATTGTTTTATGACTTCGAGGATGTATTATCAGATATGACAGGGCTGACAGTAAATTCAAGTTTTCTAAACGGATTAACTCCACTTAAAGATAATAGAAAATTATACTTAACTCCATTATCAAATATAAAAGTAAAGAACTACGATGAGCCAGCAACCAAGCAGATATTAACCATTGCTGATATGCTCCTATTTTTAGAGCGAGTGTATAACTGCTACTGGGATATTTATGGCGGAGAATTGAGGGTTGAACATTATTCATTTTTTGACAATGGCGGTAGCTATATGGGAGATAAGGTAACAACTGATCTTGTAAGCGAAACCAACTCTTGGAACGGCAGAAGTATATATGGAGACGAATTTACATTTGTCAAGGAAGAGAGCAAGAAGAATAAAATATGGAAATTCCAGAATAAACATAACGAATTGTACGAAGCTACTGTTATTACTGATAGTCCATACATAGAAGATGGAAATGACGATAAGGCAGTAGGGAAGATGAATATAGATTTAATCACTATATTGTTACAAGATGTGTCGAATGATGGGGTGTTAGTGATAGAGGTAGATCAAAACGACAATATTATCTTTGATGACAGATTGATCAATGGTGGACTTGCAATGACGAAAGCTATAGGAAAGTACCACTTATATGGAGAAGGTGGCTCTACGACGAACTATGGGGCTGCTAAGAGCAGGGCTAGACTGAAAGAAGAGACGATAACGCACAGTGTACCAATAAGTGACGTTCAAGGGCTGATACGTACTAGAGAGGGTAACGGTAAAATAGATTCTGTAACTATCGACAATGATGGGGTTGTTGTAATAAAACTGAGACATGACGAATATTAATCCAATAGTTTTTCAAGAGGATAATACAGATGGGATAGGTTGTATTCCGACAGGAGTAAAGTTATTGCCGATAGTTAGTGATAAGCTATTTCCATTTCAATTGAACTGCAATGTAGATTCAGTAGGTAGCGGAGCAGTATCGCCAATAGCAACACTTATTGATAGTGCAGATGTTAGTACTGATGTTTCTTCTATTCTGTCTGTGCGAGATGTTGAATTTCTTGACAAGTATTCTGGGTCAGAAGTTACAGATTACACGCATTCAGTTTTAGGAGATACTTATGGGTACGGATTCAGTATAGGAACTGAAGCAAATACAATCAGTCATGTAGAGTTGTTGATTCAAGGTGTGGTTGGTTACACTCCGAGTACATTTACGTTAGAGATATGGGATGCTAAAGTAGGTACTGTACAAAGAACTGTCACTAAGTCAGTTATAATATCAAGCAGTAGTCCAACTAAAGTGGTATTTGAACTTCCTACTGCATACAATTCTGCTACAAATAAGTTTCTAAGAATAAGTAGTATTAATGGTTTTTTTAGTTTAGTAGGGAGCAGTAAGGCTCTTTATGAACAAGATAATGGTATAGGTGATGAAGTACGATATGTAAAGACAGTTATCCAAGGCGCAGATGTATATACTTGGGAAGATGCTGCAACAGACCAATCTCATGGAGCAGTTAAGTTATACGGTGCTTTTGATGGGAGACGATACAATAGTTTGAAATATGATGGATTGGACGTATTAAGTATTGCGGATGGAACATACAGATTAGAGATTGTATGGGATTCCCAATCGTGGAACAGTGAATGGTTTAGCGTAAAAGGCTACCTAGATAACTTCGTGAAGATAACATATTGGCACAATGAGCCGATAGCATACAATGACAGAAGAAACCCTAGACATATAGATTTCGCTGATGGCTTTAAGTATTGGTGGTATATCAATAATGATGTAGGAGGGGAAGAGGTAGAGTATGTATTTAGAGAGAAACGAAATGATGGGTATAAGTATGTTCAGAGGGTGGACTCAGAAATCTTCCATAGACACTTTACTGTACTTAGAAAGGAGGAATTTAAGGCATTCAGACTGATACCTATACACCACAACATAGAGGTTCTTACTCAAGATGGCGATCTGATATACATAGATAAGATGACTATGAATAATGAGTGGAATGACAGAAATTACACTGAAGTAGAAATAGAGTATTATTCTGATACAGTATTCAGTACTACTAATAAAACAATGGAATCGTCACTCAGAGGGGAGTATAGCGATGATTATTCAGCAGATTACAATATATAGAACTATGTGGGAAACATTAAAAAGTACGGTTGGTAACACCATAAAGACGAATAACAACAACGAGATAACTGCCGAGCAGGATCAGTTGCTTAGAAAGGAGATTATAGACCAAGTAGGAACTTACGATTTCGGTGGTGTACTAACTACCCCTGCATCTGATTCACCTAGTGCGCTAGATAGGCAGAAGTATTGGTTTAATACGGCAGGAACTTGGGTTAATTTTGGGGGAGTTGTGACAGCAGTTGATGAAGTTGGGTTTCTATACAATCCCAGCGGAACATGGCTAAAAGTAGTATTACTTACTAATGATTCATCTCCATCAACTAAAGTCGCAGGGGCTTGCAATTTAGCGGTACTAGGTGAAGTTGGAGCGTCAATAAGTTACACTGACACATCTCTACTGACTATACCACTAAACATTACAGAAGGGAGTCCTTTAAATGTAGATTATGTACAGACTAATGCTGATGCAGAGAATATGCCAAGAGTATTGATTGCAGGGTACGTCACTATTAGTGGCTCTGTGACAATAAATGCACTGGAGTTTCCTACTTCTGCTACACTGAGTATCATTGGGAGTAATGGCAACTCACTAACTAAGCTTTTTGACTTAAATAACCCAATGACGATAGACTTTAGTTATGTTCAGAAAGTAGACCTAGAAGAAACCTTCCATATGGTATTAGAATTAAGCGATTCGCAAGACTTCTCAATTATAACGGCAAATTTAGGTATATTGGCGTAATATACTTCTTGGAAAACTTAACAATTAAAAATATAATACTGATTATGGCACTTATTCCAACTATATTAGGAACTTTAAATGGACAGAGCGTTTCAATTTACTACAGCGACGGCAATCCAAACGGAGTAATCACATCTCAGCCTAGACTGAAGGTTATATATGACTACACTAATGATGCACTTTACACTTGTCCAGAGTCAGACATAGGAACTAATAGCAATTGGACTGCGGTAGGCTCTAATAGTAACTTCCAATACTCCTTATCGGACGGAGTTACCTTTGTTGAAGTGTGGGCTACAGGAGCAGGAGTAACAATAGTAGAGAATGCAGCCGCAGGAGAACTAACCGTAACAGTACCTTCTGGTGTTGATTTAATAGATGTCCAAATAAAAATGTCATCTACTGCGCTAGACGTAAATAATGACTACTATATATTACTAGATTATGCTGGAGATAGAGGATTTAATTCTGCGGTAGAGAACTTACTGCTTCCTAATGTGGCTGTTGGTAGTGGAGTTACAGGTGCGATGAGTAGAAATAGCCCTGTCTTATACAGTACTGACGGATATGCTAATGTAGATGTTGGGATCAGTGCATTTGGTGGTGGGGATGGCAGTGACTTAGAGATAGCAATAAAAGATTTCTTAATAGCAAGTACTCAGCAGGTACACTTAAAGTTTTAGATAACCAAAACAATATAAAAAGATGAGCATAGGAAAATATAACTTCAAGGACATTCCAAGAGGAGACACAATGCCAAGTACAGACTTTACTGTAAAAACAGTTACTCCAGACGCTCCTGTGGACTTAACAGGGGCTGCAATAAAAGTAGCGTTCAAGAGGGGCAAATTGCTGATTGCAAAGACAATAGGCAGTGGGATTGCAGTGTCCGATCCCACTACTGGAGTTTTTACGTTAGAGCCATTTGTGTTTAGTGTAGCAGGCTGTTATGATTACGATATAGAAATAACCTATTCCAATGGCGTTATTTCAACTATAGTGAACGGAGAAATTAATGTACTAAAAGATGTAAGCATATGAGTGAGTTAATAATAATAATAGAAGAGACAAGCCAAAACATGGAGGTTGTAGTTTCTGAAATAACAAGCTGCGTAAATGTAATTGTTGGAGAGGAATCTAATCCAGAAGAGACTATTGTTTTGGACAATAGAGTAATAGTTAAACAAGCCTCCGATTTTGGAACTATAGACAGCACTAAGGAATACTTCTTGGATGGCGTTATTGACATGGGATCTACTTCCATTGAAGTGCCAGTAGGAGGATTGTATATCAGTGGATACAATTTCGATGTTTCTGGTTTAGTGTCTACGGAAGACAACTATACTTTGTTCACTTCGCCAGTAGGAGGATCTGGAAATGTACTCCTAAGTGACTTTTATGTAGATGTGTCTGGAGCATCATCTCAAGTGTATGACTTATCTAGTAATACTGGATTTGGTGCTATCGAAGTCTCTAGAATAAACTGGAACAACTGTACATCATTAGGTACTATCTTCAATTATAGACAAGGGTTAGAATCTGGTACTGGAAGGTTTGGAGGGACACCAGAACTCACGTTAGACGGTGAGTGGGTCGGTGGTTACTTCATAGACACTTGTATAGTCAGAGGGTTATCCGATGGTAATTATTCGCTTTATAAAGCTGGAGGTACATTTACAATGGCTTCTAGATTTAGAACTAATCAAAATGTAGATCTGAATGCTAGTGTGTCTTTTTTCGACTTTTCACCAGCGAATATTATAAATACCTCTACATTGCAATTGACAGGTTGCATTATTACAAGAAACGGAGTTTTAGATTCCACTGACACCAATATAACTCCTAATATTGATGCTACTGACCCAAAGAGTATATGGAAAGATAATATTGGTATACACAATACGTTTGTCGGAGGAACACTTACCGTTTCGTCAGAAGTCGCTACAGAAATAAGCACACAAGGAACTTTTGTTGATTTAGCTGGAACTTTTGATACATCGTCATTGTCCCATTTCGACAGTCCTGCTAATGGACAATTGAGACATTTAGGTGACACTCCAAGAGATTATAACGTATTTATTACTGGAACTTTTGATAGTGTAGCGAATGACGATATACGAGTGAAGATAGTAGTATGGGATGATTCTGCTAGTACTTTTGTAGATTATAAATCTGTGCAGAAGGTTGTCAATAATCTATCTGGAGGTAGAGATGTAGCGTTTTATTCTTTTCCTGCTAGGGTAGTATTAGATCTAAATGATTACGTTAAGATACAAGTGGCTAACATGAGCAATCCTAATGACATAACAGCAGAACTCACTACTGAAATAAATATAGGGGGAAGGTCGTAATTTAAAATAAACATAAGGTATGAATAAGATATTGATATTGATGCTAGCAGTATTCACAACTAGTGTTTGCAGTTATGCTCAAACAGTAATCCCATTAGCGGGATTTCAAGGTCAGATCACGACCTCTCCTTCAGAATCCAATGATACAATAACAGCAACTTTTCTAATTACCGACTTCAGTAACAACTTTATTGGGACAGACTTGTCTGAGACAATGAATATAGTTGTATGGAAAAATTGCCAGAGGTATGAAGTTACCGAACTTGTATCATTGTTCGCCAATGAGATTACATTAAAACTACACAAAGGAGGGAACACTACGTTGAATACAGGAGTTTGTGCCATACTTCAAGAAACTGAAAGTTTAGTTTCTCACCTAATTAGTGGTATTACTGATAGTGACCGTCAGTGTATAGATTCTTACTATAGGAGTTTAGGAGGAGGGGGCGGTATGGATAGCCTATATAATGGAGATAGAGTTATCTCAAGGGTAATGGACATAGGCGATAATTTTGAAGCTACTACATTTAGAGAATGGTTGGATTGGCACTACATCGGCAACGCAACCAACCCAACATTGACTATGAATTATTTTTCACCTACTGTTGTAGAGGTGGGAACGTCAAATAATTATACACTATCTGGAACATTGACAAATGTGTGCGACTACACTATTACAACGCAGTTGGTTGACGCTACGCCATGGAGTGGTATATCTTACAGTAAAGCTATAACTTTTGCTCCAACAACAGCACAGTATAAGACCTACAGTGCCTCTGCTGCATGGAATAACACTGGTAGTATATGTGCGGCTGGAGGGTCTAGTAGCGGTACGGCAACGGCTTCAAGGTCAGTTAGTAGTGTTCATCCTGTGTTATGGGGAATGAGTGCTACAGTCTACAATGGAGGTTCAGTTCCGTACAGTATTTGGTCTAAGAGGATTATTTCAGAAGGAAACCAAACTGGATTAACAATGACAGGAACAAATGAGTATATTTACATCTTAATACCTAAAAGCTGGAGTGACTACACTGTAAATAGCATTATAGACGCTAACGGATTTGATGTTACGCCATCATTCACTGCTTATGACGTAAGTGTTACAAGTACAGGCTTAGTTAATAACTGGACGCAAGATTATAAGCTATATAAATTAAATAATTTAACTACTGCATCTGGAGCAGCATACATATATAACAGATAATATGAAGAATACAATATTGATTTTTTTAGGATTATTTATTGCGCAGTTTGCTGCATCGCAAATTACAGTAAATACTAATTTTAAACCAAACATTGCGGCGCCTTTAGATTTGAGGTCTAAAATAAACACATTAGCAGATACTGCGACTATACCATTTGTGTATGATGGTAGTATAGCTTATGTAGTAAGTGAAGATGTTTTATATTTCAAAAATTCAGTTAAATGGATTGAAGTAGGAGGTGTAGCGGAGTGGGCTACTATAGTTGGTATACCTACAGATATAGCAGATGGCGATGATGATAGCCAACTGAGCCAAGCAGAAGTTAATGCCTTTGAAACCGACCCTATATATTCGGCATGGGATAAAGACTATAATGATTTGACTAACTTACCAATCATACCATCTAATACAAGTGAATTAGTTAATGATAGTGGATTTATTACGTCACCGAATGATGCAGATTTTGATCCTACAAATGAATTACAAACATTAACAGATGTTGGTGCGACATTTACGTTATCTGATGGCGGTGGCTCAGTTACAAAAACAGTAGATACAGATACCCAATTGTCAGAGGCACAAGTAGATGCTTATGCTGGTAATAATGGCTATTTATTAACGGAGGTCGATGGTAGCATTGACAATGAAATTCAAACATTGACAGATGTCGGGGCAACATTTACATTATCTGATGGTGGTGGAACAGTTACAAAAACAGTAGACACTAATACTCAATTGACCGAAGCGCAAGTAGATGCTTTCGCAGATAACAATGGTTACCTGGAAACAGAAGTTGATGGAAGCATTAGTAACGAATTACAAACTTTAACAGATGGCGGTGCAACATTTACGTTATCTGATGGGGGAGGTACTATAGTAAAAACCGTAGACACCGACACGCAACTAACTGAGGCACAAGTAGATGCATTTGCAGATAATAATGGTTACTTAGAATCTGAGGTGGATGGGAGTGTTACGAATGAGTTACAAACGATCAGTAAAGTTGGCTCTACAGTTACATTGTCAGATGGAGGCGGTTCGTATACAGATGCAGTAAATGACGCTGACTTTGATCCCACAAATGAAATTCAAGACACATCTAATATAGATGGACTACAAGAGTTCGTTGAGACATATGGAAGTGGTGGGGCTTTTGATGGCGATAGAGCCATATTGAGAGTGCCAGAGGTTGGAGCAGTGTTAGGCACTAGTACTGTTGATGGGTGGTTAGATTGGTGGTATGTTGAGAACCCTCAGACAACAATCTCATTTTCTGGAACAAGCGCAACCTATGAGATAGGAACAAGCCAATCAATTTCTTATAGTGGAACGGTAACTAACTTAGGCGGTTCTACATTGTCAAATGGAGAGGTAAAACGAAGCGGAGTAGTAGTTTCTACTTTTGGCTCGAATACTACCTTTTCACATAGTGAGACATTTGCCCCTACAGCGGTAACGACTTACACTTTCCAAGCTAACCAAGATTGGACGAGAAATGGGGATAGTGGCAATACAACAAGTAGCTCAAGAACGGTGAGAGGGGTTTACCCAGTGATTTATGGGATGAGTTCAACGGACTATAATAGTAGTGGCGATCCGTATGCAGACTTGACAAAACTTGTAGCTACAGAGGGTAATAAAACTGTGACAATAAGTGGAAGTAATGCTTATATATACTATTTAACTCCTACCGCTTGGTCTGATGACGATCTTAGTAGTATTTTAGACCCCAATGGCTTTGAGATTAGATCGTCTTTCACAAAGACAACTATAAGTGTGAGTAGTAGTGGTTTGGTTAATAATTGGACTCACGACTACACTTTATACAAACTTAATAATTTAACAACTGCCAACGGTAGTTACCAATTTAAGGAATAATATGAGATATACATTATGTTTAGCATTAACTTTACTTGCAATTTCTGCTAGTAGTCAAATTACAATAAACACTAGCTTTGAAGCTAATATTTCTTCTCCGCTTGATTTAAGGGCAAAAATAAATACATTAGCGGATACTGCTACTATACCATTTGTGTATGATGGTCATATAGCATATATTGTCAGTGAGGATGCCGTTTACTACAAAGGATCTGTTAAATGGGTAGAGATCGGAGGCTCTACGTTATGGGCTACTATAGTTGGTATACCTACAGATATAGCAGATGGCGATGATGATAGCCAACTGAGTCAAGCAGAAGTTAATGCCTTTGAAACCGACCCTATATATTCGGCATGGGATAAAGACTATAATGATTTGACTAACCTACCTATTATACCCACGAACAACAATCAATTAACTAATGGGGCTGGATATATTACATCGCCAAATGATGCAGATTTCGACCCAAATAATGAAATCCAAGACACAAACGAAATAGTTGGGTTATTAGATTTTGTGCAAAACAATAGTATAGCGGATGGAATAGGAACAGACACTAGTGGGAATTATCACATAAGTATAGATAATGATCTAGATTCAACTAACGAGTTACAGGGATTCGATGTCCATTCTTTTGGATTGGATAACATCCTAAAATTATCATTAAGTGATAATACTACGACGCATTTTATTGATCTATCGAGTTTAGATGATAGCGGCACAGATGATCAGATGATAGATATAGTCAGTGATTGGCTAATGATTGAAAATGGCAATTCAGTAGATTTAGAACCCTATTTGGATAACACAGACACACAATTATCAGAGGCTCAAGTAGACGCTTATGCTGACAATAATGGATACCTGGAAACAGAAGTCGATGGTAGCATATCAAATGAATTACAGACATTAACAGATAACGGAGCGACATTTACTTTATCGAACGGTGGAGGTTCGGTGACTAAGACTGTTGATACAGACACACAATTGACAGAGGCACAAGTAGACGCTTTCGCTGACAACAATGGATACTTGGAAACGGAAGTTGATGGTAGTATTACGAATGAGATTCAAACTATATCGAAAGTTGGGCAAACGGTCACGTTATCTAATAGTGGCGGTTCATTCACCGATGATGTAAACGACGCAGATTTCGATCCGACAAATGAAATTCAAGATACTACTAACATAGTCGGTTTATTAGAATTTGTTCAAAATAATGGTGGTTCGTCTGGCGGTAAATTCGTAGATGGTACTGATCCATTAGACGCCGTTTATATGGATGGTTATGTAGGTATCGGAACGAATACACCCGATGAACGACTAGAGATAAGGGCAGAAACTATAGATTCTAATCCATTTAAGATGTCGGGTGCTAGTAATGAAACAAGGGGTTTTTCTATCGGGTTTGAAGGTAGTACAGAAAACGATATAGTATTTAATAGAGTGTTAAGCGATGTACCAAATACATTTATGAGGGTTGAACGAAGTGCGATTGGAGACATTTCGTTTCCAAGTGGAAATATTGGAATCGGAACGAACACACCTAGCGCAACTTTAGATGTAGTAGGTGATCTAGAAGTTAACGGGAAAGCAGCTATCGGTACAAGCGGATTAAGTCCATACGCTGATCTAATCATAGGGAACGGATATATAGATTTTGCAAATACATCAAAGAGTGTATTTATCGGGGAGGATGCAGGAGCAAATAATATACAAGCAAGTAATATAGGTGTCGGTTTTGAGGCTTTGATGAACGGTACGGCTGGAACGTCTACGGCGATAGGATATAGGGCGGGTAAAAACAACACAGGTGGTAGTCTATTAGCAATTGGTCACTTAGCTGGTCAGTCTAATACAGGGATCAATAATACATTTATTGGTTATTTGGCTGGATTAGGTAATACAAGCGGACGGTTTAATGTGTTTATCGGTTCATCGGCGGGGGTATCTAATACCACTGGCGAGAAAAGTGTAATAATTGGATATGATGCGGGTGATGGAGACACAGACATAGATAGGTCGGTGGTAATTGGGAATGAAGCGGGATCAGTTTCGGTCGGTGACTTTAGTACGGTAGTTGGTTCTTTTGCGGGGAAAACGAGTGGTATAGGTAACTCTTGTTTTGGGTATAACTCAGGGGCGATTGCTGCTGGTGATTATGGGGTATATCTTGGCTTTAATGCGGGTTCGTTAGAAACAGGCTCTAACAAATTATACATAGATAATAGTAATACGACGACGCCTTTAATTTATGGCGATTTTGCAACGGATGAATTGACGGTAAACGGAGAATTGCACGTATCAGACCGAATAGGCGGTGCAGCTACAAAGTCAGCAGCGTTTGACGCTAACGGTCAGTTAGTTGAAGTAGATTTGACTACGGCTGATGGAAAGTTTGTAGATGGTACTGATCCATTAGACGCAGTTTATTCTGATGGGAATGTTGGGATCGGGAATACTAATCCGCAAGCAAAGTTACACATAGATGGTCAGACGATATTAACAAACACAAATGGAACAGACGGCGCAAGTTTATTTTTAGGAAGGAGTGGAAACGTATCTCAAGCGGCAGAAATTAACTTTGTCGAAAATAGTAGTGCCACTTTTTCCTATGGTTTTAGATTTAGGTTGGACGGCATTGGGAATAAGTTATACTTAGAATCTAACAACGCAACAACTGGTTCGCCATCATTATTCGACTTAATGGCATTTAATAGGGCAGGCGGGGTAGAAGTTGAGAACTCATTAGCGATGAATGGCGTTTTTACACAAGAATTTCCAAAAGATAGCGGGTTAGCTAATACTAATTTCGGGATAGACAATTTGGCGGCAATAACTAGCGGCAATTATAATTTTTCGGCAGGACAAGGTAATTTTAAAAGTTCGACAAGTCTGAATTATACGTTTTCTAATGGTTTAGATAACTTTAAGAATATGACTACTCCATCGTCTTATCTTTTTGTAAATGGTCTCCAAAACTTTCCATCTGCGACGGATGCAGATTATTCTTTTATCAATGGGTTTAGGAACGGCTATGTTGGGACGGCTACTCTCAACTATGCTACAATCAGCGGTCACAGTAACTATTACAACACTAATTCAGGTATTTACGGCAGTACTGCGTTTGGGCTAAACAATGCATATAGTAACACTGGTAACTCCTACTATGAGTTTTATAACGGTGCTTACAATGCACAAGATGCCACATCTGTTGGGTATAATTTTATGAGTGGCTATAGGAACGCAGCGGATGCCAGTTCTATTACATATTCATTTTTGGCTGGAGATAGAAATTTATCGACAACGACTGCGGACATGACGCATAACTTTATGGTCGGAAGAAATAACGCAGAAAAAGCATTAGATTCAGATTATAGTTTTGCGGTAGGTTATTTTAATGCGGCTAACTCCACAACTGCTGATTTAGATTACACTTTTTTAAGCGGTTACCAGAACGCTTATGTCGGTGGGAATATGGAATCTGCGTTCATTCATGGGTTTAGGAACGGATATAATTGCACGGGGTCACTAAAACGATCAATTATGATAGGCTATGAAAATGGATATGGAGAACTAGCCAATTTGCACAATTCGATATTGTTAGGTTATCGTCAAGGATATACAGATGGAACAGATGCCGCAGGAAATTATAAATTAGCGATCGGGATGTATCAAGACCAACCATTAATTTTTGGTGATTTTGTTACTGAGGAAGTGGAGATTACTGGGTCGTTGGCAATCTCAGATCGGATTGTTGGCGCAGCTACAAAAAATGCTGCGTTCGATGCTGATGGTCATATCGTAGAAACAGATTTAATCGCTACTGGTTACGGTGGTGCTGAAACTGGATTGAATACTATATCATCTACGGCGGCGACACAAGTTTTATTTAATGCGGTATTCGGATCAGATATTAATACTAACACAGATATAACAACTGGCGAAGATATCGAGGTTACTAATGCTGGGATTTGGGAGGTGTCTTTTTCTGGTAATATTGGTAGCTATACGGCCGACGAAATATTGTCTGTTAATATTTTAATAAATGGGACACTAGATAGGTCTGTAAAAATAAAAGCGGCGGACGTAAATTCAGCCATTGCCTATACGTATCATTTGAACCTATCGGCGAACGATGCTATATCTTTAGAGTTAGACAGTACAACTGACGCTGACTATACATACAATGATGTAAGGCTCATTTTAAATAGAATCAATTAATCAATAAATATTTTAACAAATGAAAGTAATTTTAATAATTTTTTTAGCGGCGTTTAGTTTTACATCTACGGCTCAGTATGCGATATCGATCGTAGGGTCTGGCGATGAAAGTAAAGTTAGAATAGTTGAATATGACGACGACATAACACGCACATCGTTATATAAACCGATGGCAGAAACAGACGCAGTATTTTTGAAAGATAGCTTGACAATTGTCTACGACAGAATTAACACAAGTTTAGATGAAAACTTAATTCACATTGACGATATGATTATTCAGTTACAAGAAGAATTGAAAAGTTTTAAAAAAATGAAAAGGAAGGTAGAACGCAGAATAATAATTAGAGATCAACAATAATTTTTTTTAATCATTAAATATATTTATTATGACAAAATCAGCAATTAGACACATCCTTACTGCGGTAGGTACTGTGTTGACTTTATTTGGATTAGACAACTTCGTGGATATTTTTGAGTTCGCCAATCAAAATCTAGACGGTATTTGGGCAGCAGTCGAGACTATTGCAGGAGCAGCTATCACTATCTACGGTTTTACAAAGAACGGAGGTAGACACGCTATCGAAGATGCTAAATAAGATTACATATAAGTATTGCGATAAGGTGTTATGTCGCTTTATTGCAATACTTATTGTATATTTGTCCTTTAATCATTAAAATCAAAAAGTATGGTAAAGGTATCATTTACAGAGAACAAAGACGAAACTTGCAACTTGACAGTTAGTTCGTATAGGAAAGAGGATGGAGCAACCACTGAAACTAGATGGGAAGGAAAAACCAAAGAAGAAGCTATGAGAATAGCACATTCTCACTTAAACGACTTCAAGAACGCATTAGACAAGCAGCAAGAAAGCTGGGATGACTTAGAAGAAAGGATTCCAAAGATGCGAAATGCACAAGAGGACATTGTAGAAAGAGCAATACCCAATCTAAAAGCAGCCATAGAGCAACTAGAGGTAATCGTACCTAAAGACTACGAGCCTACGCAATAATATACTTTTTTTTATTCTGGTTTGTAATTACCTAACACCTATTGTTAATTCAGTAGGTGTTTTTTTATTTTATTTCACAAGTATTTATTAAATAGTTGCAATAAAGAATAATTTATTTGTATATTTGAGTTCTAATAAATTATTAACTAAACAATTGAATATCATGAGTGAATTAAGAATGAGTAATTTTAAAGATAATGAGTCTAAGAGGATGACTGTTTTGATGCCAATAGGACTTTTGGAGTTCTGTGATCGGTATAAAGCAGCATACGATAGAGTATCTGATGGGTTGATACACAAGAACCAGGTGTACCTCCTTATGATCGACCTTGGTGTTGCCAGTTTTTGCGATAAGGTTATCGAACTAGAGGGTGTAGTAAAGGCTAATTCTGAACTATTAAAAAACGCTAAGTAATATGGAACTAATAGAACACAAAGGGCAAGTAGTTCCTTATGAATTATTCCCACAAAGGAAAGTATCTAACGATGAAGGCGGTTTCGACATGGTTGCTAAGTACAATACAAATGAAGAACTGAAGGCTCTTATTGCTCACTCACCAAAATCGGAGTGGATTAAAGAAAAGTCTTTTGGTCAGAAGATTAAGTATGTACCAATTAGAATAGGAGAGTCATTACTGAGAGAGTTGTTCCCTGCACACCAAGTGATTCAGCAAGGAGAGCCTAAGATATTAGGAAACAGTATTGTAGTGAGCGTTGAGGTTAAGGTACTTCACCCTTTCTTTGGGTGGATGTCTTACTGCGGAGTTGGTGCTGCTCCAATACAACTTGAGGCGGCAAAGTACGACAAAGAGACAAAAGAGCAAATTAGTGGTGCTAGGAATGCTATTGATTTTGAACGTATAAATGCAACAGGGTTGCACAAAGTAGTCCCTGCGGCTATGGGTTTTGCATTTTCTAACGCTGTGAAGAAGATCGGTAAGATATTTGGATCAGAACTAAACAACAAGGCTGATGAAATCTACGGATAATAAATGGATGGATAGCATTCAAGGGCTTTCTGACTCAGACGATGATATGTATGATGTGCTGCTAGAGATGGAGGTTCAGAAGCCGAAGTCATCAGAGATGAAAAGTGGTAGCCACACAGAGGATATTGCTGACATGGAGGTATTCGTCCATGCTTCATCGTCTAGTAAATTTATGAGTGGTAAGTTTGGGCTGAGTGATGTTCAGTCTAGCAAACTGAGTACTTTGCTTGAGCGTAAGAACGGAGCGATGATTGCTGCTTCAGATGACAAAGGAAAGCCATATAAGCCATTGACAGATAACATGGAGGCTGAACTACAAGACCTTATAGATCGCAGAGACAATCCGAAGTTAGGCAAGACTGTAAGAACTGCTATTGAGGAATCTCTTACTGCTCAGTCGTACAAAGTAGAGAAGAACACTAATTCAAAGTACACTAATCATGGTATAGCGAATGAGCCATTTAGTATTACTCAGTTGAATGCAGTTACAGGAAGAAACTTTAAGAAGTGCGAAGAGACTAAGACTGATTGTGACTTACTTCTTAGAGGAACGCCAGATATAGTGTGTGATGAAACTGATTGTATTATTGACATTAAGAATCCGTATGATGCATTTACGTTCAACAAGCAAAGAGCGTTCGAGTTGACAGATAGGACTACTGGCGATCCGAACCTGGATGCAGCGCAAAAAGAGTATTATCATCAAATGCAGGCATATATGGTTCTGTTTGACAAACCTGTTGCTTACTTGGTGTTCACTTTAAATGAGAACGACTACATGGCAGGGGATGAGTATGATGAGTTTGGAGCATTAGACAGACTGATTATAAAGAAGGTACTGAAAGATCCAGAGTGGATCATAGAGTACACAAGAAGGCTAGAAGCATACAAAGATACCGTATTGGACGTAAAGATTAGTAGAAAGGAAAGTATGGTAGCTACTGGCGATTATTTAACTGAATTAAGCAAATAAAATGAATAGAGTAATAGAATTTGATACGGTAGACGATATATTCTTTAACAGAAGGAAAATTAAACGAATGGAGATAATAGGGAAGTCCCTATCAAACTCTACGGTAAGGTCAATATATTTAAGGCTATCCCAAACTCCACAGACAGTAACCGAGTTGTATTGCAATCTTCGTATTGAGCAATCGATGTGTTCTCGTAAATTGGGATTAATGAAAGAGTTGGGATTAGTTAAGTTTAAGCGAGATGGTAAGAATGTTACGTACTCTATAAATAAGAATACAGAAGAGATGGTATTCCTTATCTTAAAAATGATGTAAAATGAAAGAAGGCGACAATGTTCTGTTAAGAGGGTATGGAGACATAAGAGAAATCTTCAAGGCTAGAAAGTTTTACAGGAATATGGATCAAAGGAGATCTATAGCTGCCCTACTAGCAGAGAAGATTGTCAATGTCGTAATGGTAGACAAAGATGGCAGTTCTGTATACGTTGAGATTCCAGAGGATAAGTCAGAAGAAAAATTGGTATACGCTATCCCTATTCAGTGCGTGGAAGATACAAGCGATCCTAATTACTTCAAGAAACGGCTAAAGGTTCTCGAAAAGAATCATGCTAAACAATTAGCTAAACTGCGTAAAAGGATCAGAGAGTCAGACAAGTCACTTACAGGGCTAATTGCGAGTCTCAATAACATAGTAGACCAATATATATCAAAAGTGGCTCAGAACGGCTCAAATGACGATCTGGAGCAGTTTGAGGAACAACTCAAGAACTTATTAAACTAAAATTCAGAAAATGACAGAGGAAGATAGGAGAGATATACTAAATTGGTGGTTTGTTGATACTAGACTTAACGACCCAAAAAACTTAGACAAAGTGTATGACGAAATAAGGAACATAGACAAGGGCGACTTAGATATTCCAATTGAAATTATTTATAAGTACAAAAACTGATAATGAGAAAAGATTTAACTAAGAAGCAGATAGACTTTATTATAGCAAATAGGCTGAAGATTCCTATATCTGAGATGGCAAAGATATCAGATTGTTCTGTCATTACAGTACGGAAGCATTATAACGTGAGGAAGATATCTTATTTGAATGATAGGCTGAAAATAAAGGAGTACAAAACAAAGGGTGCGCTTACTCCTAACGACCCAAAACTCAATGGATACAAGCCTAAAAACCTAACTCAAGGAGAGAAAAAGCACATATATCAAGAGATTAAGCCTCCAGAACGTTTTTTTTAGTTATATTTGCATCAACGTACGTCATCTACATTTGTACGATCAAAGAAAACAAAGGCTTAATTTCGGCTGACGAGTAGATGCGTCAACTGAGATTGAGCCTTTTTTATTGTTTTAATATGGAAAAATATGAATCAACGGAGGTTTGGCGTGAAATACCAAACTATGAAGGACTTTACATGGCGTCTTCAATGGGCAGGATACGGTCTCTTGATAGACTTTCTTCTAATGGTAGATTATTCAACGGTAAAGTAAAATCACTATCTATTAACGTCTATGGCTATTTAGGTACTACACTTACTAAACTTGGTGTGAAGAGAGCAGTCTCCGTACACCAATTAGTAGCAATGTCATTTTTAGATCACATTCCTAGTGGAAATAAGGTAGTGGTAGACCACATTAACAATATTAAGACTGACAATAGGGTAGAAAACTTACAGTTGATATCTACCAGAGAGAATCTAAGTAAAGACAAAAAAAGTGGAACTTCTGAGCATATTGGGGTTTCTTGGTATTGTAATTTAGGGAAATGGGTGTCGAGAATCTATATCAATGGAAAAGCGAAGCATTTAGGTTACTTTATTGAAGAACGAGAAGCTGCACAGGCATATAAGATAGCACTGAATAGTCATATCAATAAAATAAAATCATAATGGCAAAAGATAAAAAAAGCTTTGTTCTGTACGCTGACATGATACACTCTATAGAGCATTTAACCAATGAAGAGAAGGGTATGCTTTTCCAACATCTCTTGGAATACGTGAACGATATGAGTCCGATTATGGACGATAGGTTGATATTGACAGCATGGAAACCAATAGAATTGCAACTAAAAAGAGACTTGTGTACGTGGAGTGAAAAGAAAGGGGAAAGAAGTATATCTGGTAGAAAGGGTAACCTAAAACGCTACCACTTAGCACTTTACACTAAGGTTGTTAATGGAGAACTTACACTAGAAGATGCAGAAGAAATGTCGCAAAATGTCGCTAAGCGAGAAGAGCGATCGCTAACCTCGCAAGACCTCGCAAAACTCGCTGTTAATGATACTGTTACTGTTAATGTAAATGATATAAAGAATAAGAAAGAGGTCGCTAAAGCTCCTGCGCCTACATCTCCTAAAAAGAAAACATTCAAACAGTGGACTGAGAATGACTTTAAATTAGAGTTAGGTAATTTTAGGGCAGAATACACTAATCCTCTACTTTTAGAGTTTTACAACTACTGGAGTGAACCTACAGCAAGTGGTAAACTGAGGTTAACTACAAATAAGTCATGGGATACTGCCAGGCGATTAAAAGCTTGGGCAAGCAGAAACTTCAATAAAGAATCAGTTCAACCAAAAAGCAAGTACAATGCAAGGAGATAGAGAACCAAAAGCAATAGAGTCTGAAGAGATAGTTATAGGCAATTTAATGAATACAGGATCTCTATTCATTATTCACGAGTCAAAACTTACTTCCAAGTGTTTCTACTCGCACAAGCATCAAACTATTTACGCTTCAATGGAGAGGCTATTCAAGGCAGGATCAGCTATTGACACGATTACCATAATGGAAGATTTAAAGAAGGAAGGTAAGTTTGAATCTATTGGTGGGATAAGTACACTGCTTGATTTATCAAACCCTACTACGTTCTCTGGAATAGATAGCCATGTTTCGATAATCGTCGATCGGTTTAAGACAAGGGAGATTATAAGGTTGAGTCATGAGGCTTTAAGTGAATCTTACAAAGGGGAGAAACTGAACGCAGAAATAATAGCAAACCTAGAGAAAGGGCTGAATGAATCTGTAGATACTACACCTGTTAGATCGCTATCTGATATAAAAAAGCAATTCTTAGACGAGATTCAAGGTAAAGTCGAGTCTGGTGTGGGAATGACAGGAATAAGTGCGATAGACGATGTGGTCAAGGTAAGGAAAGGAAACTTAGTGGTGATTGGTGCTAGACCATCTATGGGTAAAAGTATGTTTGCTACTACAATCCAGAACAACTTAGCTAATCAAGGTATGGCAGGGCTGTTTCAGAACTTAGAGATGACTACGGTTGAGGGGTGGAAGAGAACGGCTGCTTGTAGATATTCGATAGAGTTTTCAAAACTTGTCGATGGAGAGATTGAGTTAGGTGAGTATAATTCTGTTCAGTTTGACGAATTATTCTCTATGATGGATAAATTGTTTTTCTTTGATGATAAGACAGGAATAAATGCTCTAGCGTTAAAGAGTAAGCTGATGAGCATAATGGCAAAAACGCCATTAGAGTATATGATAGTCGATCATGGGAAGCTAATGAAACACAATCTACTCACTGGCAATAAGAGATCAGACGAAGAGATCGGTGCTACGTGTAATGCACTGAAAGAGATAGCAAAAGACTTAAATATATTTGTAATACTGCTGTGGCAATTAAAACGTCCTACTATGGATACTGTTAGGATACCAACATTGTCTGACCTTAGGGGTTCTGGAGAGATAGAAGAGTCTGTGGATATAGCAATATTTCTTCATAGAGATGATTACTACGGAATCGAAGGGGCAACAGAGGGTCTTACTCATGTTAGTATTGCTAAAAATAGAAATGGAGGAACTGACGTAGTAGAATGCACATTTGTTCCTAACTTCTCTAGGTTTGAAAAACTGCACGATCAAAACGATTGGATGGGTGGTTCAAAAGACTTTGTTGAAAATAAAATGAATAAAAACACATCAGAAGTCTTTTTTTAAATAAAAAGAACTATATTTGTATCAGCGAAGCAATTCAACAAAAGATATAGAAGAAGCTTCGGATGCTCGACATTCTCAATGCTCGATACGCTTCGCTGCCATCTGAACTTCTTCTTTTTAAAAAGACAGCGAAATGAATGAATTAACATTAGAATTTGTATACCGAGAGTTGAGAGACTTAACAGATATTGATCTCGGACAGTCATTTAATGGCTTAGATGAGTTTGATATTGATAGTATCAGCAGTATACTTGCGGCAGTTTACAACGTCAGCAACAAGAGTCATGAGTCAAAATATAACTCAGATAGACTCTGTGAATTAATAGAGGATGCGTCTATGTTAGATAAAGATAAGAATCTAAAGCAGCTTTCTGACTTCGCCATTGGAGAGTGGCAGAAGTTGGAGGGTGTTGCCTTATAAGATAATTTCATATTTTTAGTTTTAGTTGGTTGAGGGGAGTTTTTTTAGTGATTTACTCCCCTCTTTTTTTTATCATTTCAAAAGTGCATTATGCCAAATTATAATATAGTAGGAAGAATTATTTCAATATCAGATAAGATGTCATTCGACTCTGGAGCAGAAAAGTTGTCATTTAGAATAGACACAGGAGAGGCATGGTCAAATATAGTGGAGTTTGAACTATTTAAAGGAAAAGATTACGTTGAGCACTTAGATAAATTCGTTGAATTTAATGAGGTTGGAGATATGGTGGATGTGGAGTTTCAACTAAAGTGCAACCACTACACAAAAGATGGTGCAGATAAAGTGTTCACTAGCCTATCTTGTTGGAGAGTAACTAAAGTAGGAACTGAAGATGCTACTGCGCCACCAGTAGAGAGTGGTTCATCAGCCGACGATGATCTTCCTTTCTAAAAATGAACACATACCAAACATCTAACGGAGAACGAGTAACCAAGCGAGCAATAGACAAGAAAACTACTGCTACTAAGCATGACTACAAGGTAATGTTTATTGACTTGAAGGGCTACTTGTTCTGCGAAAGGTGTGGTGTTAATGGTGAGGGACTAGCAGCGTCTCATATAGTGTCAGTAAAGTATGCACAAGAGGTCGGAATGTCAGAGTTTTCATGGGATATGAAGAATCTAGAGATCCTGTGCAATAAGTGTCATATGTCTTTCGAGGAATTTAAAAACTGGATGCGAGTAAGGTGGTACTCAAGTAGACTAGAGGGTGATAATTTCCAAGAGTTTATAGATTCTATATAACGGCAGATGATATGTGTCGTACTCGTATGACATCGTATCTACTGTTATCTACAGTATCTATTTTTTAGCTGCGGAGCTTTTTTAAAATTAAAAAAATCAAATTATGGAGGAAAATCAAG